TGTGGAAGTCTCTGAATATGTAATACAGTGTCAAGTTCTGGTGGGCTGCTCTGAAGGCTTCTGCAGACATCACCAAATATTCAAGTCCACCGCCTTCTGTGCGCATCTTCTGAATCATTGTGAACCATGCTTCATCAATGTATGACTGGTATGATGTCAATGTGCTTGGTCTTATGTCTGCAAGTTGTGAATATGTGCTTGTTAAATCACCATCACTGATAACTGGGTACAATCTGCGCTTCACAACAGCTGCACTGCGCCTGAAGTTGTACACACCAGTTGAGAATGTGAGTTCCCAAGATTGCAAATACCCTTCACCCAGCTCCAAAGTGGATGCCAAGTTGGCTGATGAATGTGTGTATTGTGAAATGTTGGCTGGGAATGTCCCTGCTGCTTCATCAACAATCTTGGTTCCATTGGGTGCTGTTAGACTGTAGCGCACATCTGTTGGAACCACCAAAGCACCATCACGATACACAGGAAGTGTGGTCAACTGTGATTTCCCACGTTCCAAAAGTTCTGGTATCTTGATTTGCGGTGCATATGGTGTTGAATTGCTCATTGTGTGAAATCCTCATATATGTCAAGGCCCTGTTTGTTATATCTGGCAACAAAGTCTTTCATGTCCTTGACTTTACCACGCAATTCATCCAGTTGGGCTTTCTTTTCGGGAAGATGTTGTTGCTTTATAAGAATCTCAAGTTCTCTGCTGCGTTCCAGTTCATGGGTTGCCAGTTGCCAAAAGTGGGGTTCTGGATTTCCCAAGATGTTTGAGCGCAATAGATTGATTGACCACAGTTGAAAAGCATTCAAATCCATGTTTTCAATCATTCTGTTGGCCACCACTTTGATTTGCATCCACTTTGGTACATGGTACCGGCCACCGCGCACTGGGTAAACGTGCATATAATCATATTTCTGTGGGTCCAAGTATATCCAACCCTGCTGCTGGAGCTGTCCAATGCGAGAACCAGGATTGCCAAGTTCACCACTGATTTGATGAATCCCATTCACTCCAGGCATGACACGTTCCATTCTGAGATGTGGAACAAAGAAACCCTTCTTCACTGTGGCTGTCTTCTTGCCAGTGGTCTGTTCTACATCTCTGTAGACAAATTGCCAGTTGGTAGGATGCCATTTGTAATAGAATGGGTGGTTGGGTCTTGCAGGCAACACATTTGTTGTCTGCTGGGTCATTGGTTGCCATTGTTGTGGTTTGATTTCCATGTTTGTACCTCATTGGAAAAAGGGTGGCAGCCATGGAAGACCACCACCCAAGTTTTTGCAAATTATATTGCTGAAATAAGAGTAACACCGCGGAAATCATCAATGATTGACATTCCCAAGTAAGCATGTCCAACCACACTTGTGATGGCTTTGACACTATCGCGGTCCATTTCAATAGAAACTTCACCCATTTCCATTGCTTCATTTGCACCTACAGGACTAGGCATTCCAGTTGCGAATCCCAAAGCACCAGCAGCGAACAAAGCACCAGCATGGTCAGTAGCATCATCAGTGATGTATGAAGAAGTGTAGATTTCAACACCCATGAAGTTTCCTTTGTAGTGTGAACCTTTAGCACTTATGGCTTCATAAGATGCAGCAACAAATTGCAAGATTCCAGTGGTCTGAGCAAGAATGTTGTCTTGCAGGTCAGCCCATTGTTTTGGATGCAACAAAGCAACGTATGGTCCAGGAGCACCCTTTCCAGAGTCAGCTTTTTCCAAGTGTTGGATTGCAGACAAGAAAACAGCAATTGTCAAATCAGCACCAGTTGAACCTTTGGTGGTTGTAAAACCAGCAACAGCTGCACCAGTGATGTTTGCAAATAATGCTTCATAAGAGTTTGCAATACTTTCAGCAATGCGGAATGGGTCAATATCACCTTGGTTTAAACCAGTCATTGAGGCCAAGTCTGTGATTTCGTATGCTAAAGAATTTCTTTTGCAAACCACATCAACAAATCCATCTGTCAGAGAAGTTGCGTTCACTGCAGAATCTTCAGTTGCACCAGTGAATGCAGAAAAAGCATCAAATCCATCAAGTCCAGCTTTGCGAACGCGGATAGTATCAGAACCCATTCCATTGATACTTCCAATGAAGTCAACAAAAGGAGTGTTTCTAAGATTAGTTGAGTCAGTGAGTAAAAGTCTGATTTCCTGAGAAATCATCTTTGTCATCCGAAGGTCTTCGGTTGGAACCGATAGGTTGTACTGAGTAATTGGCATGATAAACACCTGTAAGGGAAGTTAAAGTTTTGTGGGGTGGTTTTGTGTGGACTTTCTGCTGTTGCGGGAGCGACCCTTCCACTAACAAAGTGTGTACTGTATTTTATATGATATAACCGGCTTTGGCAAGTAACAAAAAACCCCACTGAAGAACAGCGGGGAAAAAGAGGAGGTACGACCCTTTTTTTTGAGGGAATGCGTATTACATTGAAACTACAATCTCAGCACCAGTCACATTGATGACTGATTTGATTTTGACATTGTTGTTATCAACCAACTGAACTTCACATTGAATCTTGTTTCCATTTGTGTCATAGCAAGAAACATGAACAATTTTTTCACCAAGTTGGTGGTTCAATGTTGCAAAGGTGTTTGCAGTCAAGTTCTGAGGAGCAAAGGTCTTGCGGAAGCTAGACAAAGGAACAAGGATGTCACCAGTTGCATTGTTGTACTGAACCAAGTTTCCAGCGGCTGGGTCTGCTTGAACAGCTGCACGAGCACGAGCATCAGTGAAGAACAAGTTTGAACCTTCAGCGATGTCATCAGTGTCTGCATCCAAAGCAATCTGACCAGTCAAACTGTTGTAAGCAAGTCCAGCAGTGTCAACAGACATGGCACCACGAGCACGAGCATCAGTGAAGTACAAGTTTCCATTCTCAGAAACCATTGATGTATCAGCATTCAAAGTGAATACGCCACTTGAATATGAAAGACCTGTTCCAGCAGAAAACTGACTGAAGACATCAGACAATTCAACTTTCAATTCACCGGTTGAACTGTTGTATTGCAACAACTGAACATCTGGACCAGCAACAGAACCCAATACAATTGCACCACGAGCACGAGCATCAGTGAAGTACAAGTTTGAACCTTCAGCAACATCATCAGTGTCAGCAGCCAAAGTGATAACACCAGTTGAACTGTTGTAAGAGATTCCACCACCAGAAACACTCATGGCACCACGTGCACGAGCATCTGTGAAGTACAAGTTAGATGCACCTTCAGAGATTCCATCAGTATCAACATTCAAAGAGAATGCACCGTTGGCAGCATCGTATGCAAGGCCAGAACCAGCAGCGAAGAAACCGCGGATTTCACCTTGGTCTGCAGTGAATGCACCAGTTGCACTGTTGTAGTCAATCCCTGCAGAAGCAGACAAAGCACCGCGCACTTCAGCATCAGTGACATCAGCACCTTCAATCTCAGCCCAGTCAGCAGTTGTTCCAGCACTTCCACCGTTGTGAATCCAAGTTTCTGCGCGACCACTTACAGCAGTCAAAACGATTATATCGCCTTCTTGCTTTTCATCGCCATTTGAATAGTTAGCAGTAACCCAAGCAGACAAAGAAGCAGCAGTTGTGTCAACAGATACATCAGTGATTGTCAATGGCTTAAGCTTTAGTTTTAAGTCTCCGCCTTCAGTTACTAGTTCAGCATAGTTAGCAGAATCAGAGGAGATTCCAACAACACTGTTGGCTTCAAGATATGATTTGGTTACAGCATGGTTGTCTGCACTAGGAGCTTGGTTGAGTTGAACAACGCCTTCGAATACATTTGTGGGTGCAAGAAATTGCATGGTATTTCACCTGTGTGGAATGTTTGTGTTTGTTTGTCCTGTATGGACTGTGGGTATCTTATCTGATTATCACAGAACCAGTCTTTGCATTTACGAAAGTCACCACAAGACTGTTGCTGGATGTGTGTTGAACATCTGCAAACACAACTGTCCCATCATCCAATAAAACTTGGACAGTTGGATAGTAGCCAAGATTGTGATTCACAGTGACTTGGGTTGAGTTCGAGAATGTATATTCCACCGGTCGCGATGGAAAGAAAACTGATTGTGCCATGGTTGTACCTCATTTATATAATTTATGTCATTTTTCCTCAATAATGACAGTGACTTCAGCACTGGCCAAAGTCTTTGTTGCAATCTGGATGCTGGAAAGGTTGTTTGTACCCCTTCCCATATCAATCATCATGTATCCACCAGATTTGATGAACAACTTGTTCACTCCACTGGTTGAACCACCTTCAACTGCTTCCAAAGAAACATAGATATCTGCAGTTTCAGAACCAACTGTGACCAGTCGCCCTTTGCTGGGCAAGTCTACTTCAGTCCATGTTTGCACTGCACTGAAGTTCTTGATGATTGGATATATATTGATTCTTGAATAGTCCTGGCTCACTTTCCACCCCTATATGCCTTCCGGATTGCTTCTCGATTGGCCTTGTAAAAGTCAAAGTCATCCAGTCCACGTTTCAACATGTCACTGGATTGAACTGGTGCGACTGTTGCACCTGTGTTTGTCTTGGGTGCAATCAGAACTGGTTGGTCTGGTTGGACTTGTTCTGTCACTTGGTCGGTCACTTGTTCTGTAGCTGCACTTGGTTCTTTTGCAGTGAGATGGTGTCTCAATGTGATTGGTGCTTTTGTTGGGTCTTCTTTCATGGCAGACAACCATTCATTCAATCCAGGTGCTTTGTCATCTCCTTTGGTGGCCT